TACGAAGAGTTCGACGTTCTTGTCGTCGACCACGATGATTTCGTTTTCCATGCCATCGGCGACGTTCATCCACTGGCCGACTTCGGCAGGCAGACCTTGTACCCAGTTACGAATGATCGGCAGCAGCTTGTTAACAAAGTAGGGTTCGGGCACACGACGGATCATGGCTCTGGACATGTCCAGGATCTGTTGAGCGGCGCTATCCCAGTCAGCCAAGCCTGCTTTAGCGGCTGCGCTCATGTTGCCCAATTCTGGTTTCTCAGACATCTTTCTGAACCTCGAATGAAATAAAAGGAAACGGAGCAGGCGCAAGCCTGCTCCGTATGCCAGATGATGCTTAAACGGCTTGATGTACCGTTTCAGTCACGGTGATGCCATTTTGAGACAGATCAGGGCGAGCCACTTCAACGGCAGCGGTCGGCACCAGAGGGGATTCTTCAGCGACGACACCGGTGGCGGCACGCCCACGCTCATCGCGCTCTTTCTCGGCGTCGGCAAGGTACTGGTCAACGAAGCCGTCACGAGCTGCTTCGATCTTGGCGGAGGTGGTCAGGAAGAAAACATCGCCAGGCTGCGCGGTTTGCGACAGCACCAGGCCGGCTGTCTTGGCTTCCAGAGCTTCAGAGATGTCGACCTTGGCCCAGACACCGTCAGCACCGCGTTCTTCAATGGTAACGGTCATGGTGCCGCCAGTACCACCGACGACGGTGCAGCGCCACGAGTCCGGGTATTCCTGACGAACGATAACCGGCCGGTTGTCTTGGCGGAAGTCTTTGTCGATGGCCGCGAGCAGGGCGTTGTGGATCGCTGCAGTCAGAGTCTTGGCCAACAAAGTGGCGTTAGCCGGGTTGGACATGGTTTCGCTGAACAGCTCGGCGAACAATTGCTTGAAGCCGTCACGAGTGGTCGGTGCTGCGAAGATTGCTTCTGCTGGTTTTTCGGTCGACATCTTTTATTCCTTCGACTGGGGAGTTAGGCACTGTACATGGTCGTGCCGTTAGATCTGTTGATGAGTTGTTTCAGCATGGAGTTTTTGCTGAAGATGGAATAGCCGACGCTGACTGAGTTGCCTTCGACGGACCCCTGCTCACTTACTATTGCTTCAATCTGTAAGTTAATACCTGGATCATCATCTTTGGTCATATTCAGCACTTCAACCTGGGTGGCTGTGAAGTGTTTGCCAAGGTAATCCTGCAGATCTGCCTGGATAGCATTCTTGGCATCGATTGCATCATGGCCGTGTAGCTGCAGGGTTTTGGACAAAGACACAATCTTGTCCCTGTACAGCGTCGACTGTTTGAATTTGGAATAGAAGTAGCAGCACATGAGGTAATCGATCTTGAGATTGATATCCTCAACAAAGCCTTCTGCTCCCAAGGTAGCGACTTTCTTAGCCATGATCTTTTCTCAAGAGGTTGTTAAGACATCTAATAGACAAAAAAAAAGAATGTGTGGGCAATGGGAGCCAGAAGGCTCCCTTGCTTATTTCCAGTTACGCTTGGACATGCATTCGACCCGGAGGCCGCCGATGTGCAGAACGAAACGATCTTGGGACTTGTCGTCTTTCTTCGAGCACAACTGTAGGCGAAGTGGAACATCGTCCGGCGTCTGTTCCAACATGTGGACCATGAGTTTGCCTTCAAGAGAATCACGATCCGTAAAGTCATGGACAATGGTTCGTACTTCCTTCGGTTCCGTGAGCACATATTCACGGAAAGCAGGCAACGTGACGTCAACAATCGGCAAAGATTGAATTGCTTTCATGTAGGTCACGGCATTGCCGAGGTTCCAGGCATGAACCATGTGGGTATCCTTGGTAGTGTCGTCAGTCGTGACAATACCGCGCCGGTTGGTTTCAGACCAATCGATTGCGATAACCCGCTTACGCCAACCAACAACTACGGCACCGAACTCGGTAGTGATGCGCCACCAGGGATATTTCTCCCGAAGATGGTCGTAGTCTGCGTGCTTCGGCCAATAGTCGTTTTCGATCTTTTCGTAACCGCAGTTCTTCCAGCCAACGAGTGTGGCGAGAGCGTAAACCTCTTGCTGATTCATGGGGTTGTTTTCTCTTATTCGGGGCGAATTTGGTTGGGTTGTACTTCGAAGGCCATCAGTGGATTGCGCCAGGCGGATACTTCCAGAGGGCTGCTGGAACGAACAACCATGCGCTCATCTTCTTCGGCGAGCACGAGATCGGTTTGTTGACCATCGCGACTGGTCAGATAAATGATGGAATTTGCAAGAACGTTTTCACCGGGGGTGTATTGCGACATGCGTGGGCTCCTGAAAAGAAAATGGCATAAAGCCGGCCCGAAGGCCGACCTCATGTTTAGTCTTGGTTCTCTAGGGCTAGAGAATTACAGCGTCTTGCCGAGTGGGCTCAGTGGATCGAGGCCACCCTTGTCGAGAAGTTCGTGAACACGCCGGCGGTTATTCCGGACGATGTCACGTTGACTGAAGCGAGCGATCTGGTCACCGTTCTCATCAGTCGTGCCCATGCACATGCGCCATGTGTCATGTTCGGTTTCTTCTTCGACGTAGCCGCCTGTGATGATCTCACGGTTGGCCTGGTGTTCCAGAGCGGTTGCCATTGGATCTTCGTCTGTATACAGATCGCCATAGCCGTCAGTACGCCCCAATTGATGCAGGCGTCTGATCCTCGGATCAGACATGATGTACCGGCGGTTGATCGGCGTGGCATTGCGGATAGCGATGAGATCATCCAGTTCTTGGATGACGTTCTTGTACCAGCGATGTTCGAAACGATCGTTGGTAGCTTCCACACGGTCACGCAAGCCTGCAAGGTCAAACTTCGCAATTGCGTCGAAAGACTCTTGTGCGTAAGCTGATCTGAAGTGCCCAACCTCCCGCATCGATCGTTCAGCACGATCTCTGAAGAAGCTCAGGTCAGACGAACTCATAATGCCATGCGTTCGGGCATGCATGACATCTTCGTCACAGTCTACTAAGCGGGCCATTTATACCTCCACGGGTCGAGAGATTGCTACACCCTCCTCAAGCCGTGCATTAATTGTCGTAAGAGTAGGTGCGGGGATTGCGGCGTGGTTGCTCATCTTAAACGGATGCTTAAGATCCATCAGGCCGGTGTGGTCAGCTAGACGGTCGTACATCGCGGTAGTTACACCGTCGAGAGCCATTTGAATGGTCATGTAGTCACCATCAAAGTCCGCGTTACTGGCGTTCACCGTGTTCGGGCTAGTCGATGTCGACAGCTGAGTCGGGTTACGCTTGACCGCCGTGATATATTTGAGAGTGGTACTACCCCTCAGCAATACCGGGAACCGCGTCCAGCCTACGGGGATACCTTTACCGCCTGGTGTTTCTGCAATGAGCTCATCGATGATGGACTCGAGCTTCGGCTGAGTTCGGGTGATGTTGTCGTAGATCAGGGTCGAGATTTCGTTCGGCGTGTAATCCTCTTTGAGTAACTTGTTCGCAATGTGCAGCTTCAGCATGAGAATACTGACACCCCAAGGGGTTTCAATAGAATCATGATTGTGCGGCTGGTGTAACGGGGTGATTACGGTCCGGGCGTTGAAGTGCGGGTCAGTGCCGTAGACAAGTTTGCGGAAGATGCCAGACTTGTCAAACAGGTTCTTGCCTTCATTGTCCATGTAGTACTGAGTCAGCTTGGAGATCGAACGACCTACACGCTTCTCCAGATCCTTCAGCGGGAGAGTCTTGCCAAAGGCAGCATTGGACAACGAGATCAACGCACTGATCGCTGGCGCCATTCGAGGGTCGGCAAACGTACGCTCACCTACGTTCTCGATGATGAACCCAACCTTCGAAGGGAAGGGAAGGTATTTGCAGAACACCAGATGCCTGAACTTTGCCAGGTATCGTTTAACGATGATCGACTGGGCCGTCTTGATGTAGAAGCGACTGGCGCAGAGATCTTCCATAATCTCATCGAAGTGAGTATGGAAATACTTCAGACCTCGGTTCTTGCTATTGCCGAGGATACCCAACACGACTGCTTCTTCGTTGCTGTCAGCTTTTGGAGCCCGATAGCTTGGATCGATGATGTAGTCGATCGCACTGAAACCCGATTTAGTGAACTCGAGCCGAAGGTGACGATAGATCATGAGATTCATGAAGCCTGGCAATTTGTCAGGACAACGGATCCAGATGATCGGCTGGATAGGCATTTCAGTCAGAGGCAGCACCGGTTGGCCACACTCGATGCAGAGCGTGTTGATCCGGCTACCGCGTGTTGTAAACCCACAGGCACAAGATGGCACGTTACTGAACATATCGCCATCGTGTCGGCTATAAACCAGACGGCTGAACAGATCACGGCCAGCTTCAGTAGACAGGTCGATGTCGTTAGCCAGCAATGGCTTGACTTCTAGTGTCTTGTAAAGGTCATCGAAATCGACGATCGAGGGATAGATACCCTTACGACCTTCGTAACGAAGCCTCGGCTCATGGATGTCATAGGTGATTATTTCCACAGGTTCTTAACCCCCTAGCAACATAAAAAGAAAAAGTGAGCTAGTAGGCGGATTGCTCCGCCTACTGCTCTATGTTGCTTGCTACTTAGAAGTAGCGACCACCGAACACATCGTTACCACGCTGGTTCAGGCTGGACAGACCACCGCCACCGGCACGACGAGTCGAACCGATATCGTTGGTAGCCAGGCCAGCGTAACCGCCCGAAGCCGGGCGACGGCGGGTCTGGGTGCCTTCCAGCGAAGTCGGCGTAGGCGCCATGTTGGCTTGAGCCAGCGACATGTTCAACGCCTGCAGGTACACCGGTACGAGACCGACTTGTTCTGCAGTGGTGACGACGTGAACAGAAGCGAACAGCTTGTTCAGCATGGTGAAACGCTCGGCCAGGTTGGCCGGCACTGGGCGACGATCGTCCTGGATGGTGAACTGGAAGTCCTCCACGGTGTCCAGGCCTTTCGCACCAACACGGCTCAGCACTGCTGGGACGTTTTGGATTTCGCTCAGAGCACGCTCACGGCCATCAGAGTCGATGTAGGTACCGACCAGAGTCGGGTTACCAGTCAACACTGCTGGTGGAGTGGTGTCGTCGCCGCCGAGTTCGCGGAAGATCTTGCGGAAGCGCTTGCCGGTGAGAACGTCGGCGCTGTCGTACAGAGCGGTGATCAAAGCACGACGATCGGTGTCGTTCTTGGCCATTGCGATCTTCTCGTAGATCGACAGCACCCACGATTTCTCGGAGGAGCTGGCCGCACTGATAGCGAAAGCGATCTGCGGTTGGACAACCAGATCGAGGTAGTTCGACAGGTCGGCGTCGCTGATGTTCGGCGTAACAGCTTGCAGGATGCCTTGGCGCTGATCATCGCTGACATCGGCGTAATGCACGAGGTCTTTGATGTTGTACGCAGGCTTCAAGCCGGACGGCAGAGAAGCGCGCGGACGCAGGATTTCAGCCCAGCGGTAGTCGTTCGACAGGATAGCGGTAGCTGCGATGGTCAGCTGCGCCAGTTCCAGCGAGAACGGCACGCCCTGTGGTGCGGTGATGTCGTTGATGGTCAGCACGGCTTGGAACGGTGCTGGATCATCTTTGCTGCGATCACGACGACGGCCGAAGCCCAGGGTGTTTTGCTTGGTGCTTTGATCCAGGAACAGGTTCAGGCTCATGCGCGCTTCGGACAGCGGAACGCGGTTGTAGTTGCCGTCTTCGTCTTGGTCAGCGGCCGAGTACCAGATGGTCATGGCGACATCGGAGGCGATCGGCAGACCCGAGGTATCAACCGGCTGAGCGCCGGAGAAGTCGAAGCTGGCTTCCAGGCGGTCACGACGACCTACGGCATCAGGGTTGATGCGACGGTCGTTGTTGCGCTGACCGGTGATTGCATCGACCATGTTCTGGCGGTAGCCGCAGACGGCGTCGAAGGCGTTGTCGAAGATGCGTTCGATGATGCTCACGCCTTCTTTTTCGTTCAGCGCGGCAACGGTGCCCTGGGTGATCACTTGACGACCAGCAACAACGATCTGCGCACCGCTGATGTTGGCACCGACTTCGTCGCGGATGGCCTTGACGTATTTCTCGGTCAGGCGATCTTCCGGCAGGAGCAGAGCTTCGTACGAGCCTTGGGAGTCGGCCAGAGTACGAGTAGCCATTGGGCCGGCTGGTTCGATCAGTGCGACGTAAACGATGGCGTACAGCTTGCCGGCGATGGTGGCCGGCAGTGCGATCAACAGGGCCGACATTTGGCTACCGACGCGCTGGCCGATCAACGGCAGGGCTTTGAAGCGCTGTGGGCTGATTTCTTCAGGAACACGACCGGTGGCGCGTTTCTTGGCTTCTTCGAAGGTTTCGATCATCAGCGCCAGAGCGCCGTCGGTCAGGCCACCGAGGCTCGGACGATTCTGGACGTTGCCCAGATCGGCGAGGGTCCAGGCGCCGGCTGGCGATTGGGCTTGCGAAGTTTGGGTGTTGCGATGGTCGGTTTGACGTTGTTCTTGAGGGCGCTCTTGCGAGCCTTGGTCGTTAACGTCGTTAAACAGCTTTTCGTCAGACATTCTAACTCCTTGGGTGTGTACACAGGTTTGCGATTCTTGTGGCGAAATGCCGTTAATGGTTCCCTATCGCGTCAGGAATTCCCAACACTTTGGATACGGCCATATCCGTTTGGGCTTAAGTTCCCCAGCTCATCATCCGGGTACCCAATGGCTCACGCCATCGGCTGCTCAACTGATACTACTACCATGTGACAAAATACAAAGCGTGCTTCGTATCGTCATGGTAATGTAGGGTCAGAATTTCTTAGAATCGAATTCTGACCGCACTAATTAGATGAACTTAAACAGCAGGGCACCAAGACCCAACCTGCACAAGGCAGGTCGTTTGTCTACATATAGTGTATAGCCCCAGTAACTTTTTACACGACCGGGATTCTGACTCATGTACAACATCTTAAATCCAAGCAACCGGTTCGATGCTTCTCCGTTCCAGTTTGCAAAGATGACCTATCTTCGGCAGCGCGTCGAGGAGAATTATCAGAAGTACGTGACTGAACGCGCCTTGCTCCCTGGTCGTGTCGACAGTTCCCACCTCCTGTTCAAGATCATCAACACGCTGGCGGTTGAGTTCGATGGAGACATGGTCAAGTACATGGAGCGTTGTGAGGCAGCTGCTGGTCGGATTGTTCCTACTCTGAAGATGACTGCAAGCTTCAGCAAAGGGCGCCTATTCACAGAGAGTGTCTTTTACGAGGGTTGTCCTGAGATCATTCTCTATGCTCGCAACCCTAGGTTCAAGATGATGGACCTGTGGACCGACTGGCGGGACGTAGAACCAGTGTGGGTAGTGAACCACCCCATCTCCGATCTCACGATCTTTGAGCCGGCGGTCACGAACTCCTCCACCATCGAGATGCCAGATCTTGCGGTGATCGCTATAGACATTCCACTACTGGCAGCTAAGTGGCGGATGTTCAAAGCGACCTTCCCCGATAAGAACATGGAGGCTTTCGTTACCGGCTTTGTCTTACCACAAATGATGAAAAGTCATTTGAACGTTGCTCTGTTCAACAAGGTCATGGCGTATCTGGACATCCGCAACCCTTGCGGCGTGAAGAGCAACCTTCCTTTTGCCCAGAACATCGCCAACCAGGTGGGGGATGAAGTCGTCGAGGATGTGTTGAACAAAATCCTCAGCAAAGAGATGCAGGCTAACCAGATCCTTTCTACGGTGCCTGCTATTTTTGGCGATAACTATCTGTACTCAGTAACACTGCCACTGCTGCCTCCAAACGCTCAGGTACTGTGGGCACTGATCTCCCGTAAGGTTGATGCGGCCGCGGTAGTGCTTGAGGTGGGCAGTCGTTCAGGGTTTGACAAGATGTTGCACGAGATCACAGTGATCAATCGTACCTTTATTGTGAATCGTGAAGATAAAGTCATGACCAACGGGTTACCGACTGCGGCTTCTGTTTTCCTTGAAGATCGGTTGAACAAACTGGTTTTGAAACGCATGCCGACATAAACAACAGGCAGGGCATTGCGCCCTGCCTGTATGCTGTTTACTTGCCAGAAAACTGGGTAACCGATTTCAGATCGACCTGACCCTCACCCAGGAGTACGGTCATCGCTTCAAAGAAGACGTTTGGAACATTACTGTCGTGAGGGATGCCAAAACTTCGCATCATTTCATGACCGTCTCGAATGAATTTGATTTCAAGAGACGTCCAAGCTTTCCGCTGACCATCATCGAAAGGTCTTACATGACAAGCACGATCCGAAACCTTCTTGTATTCGGGAACCCGGATAGTAACGTAATCCTTATCCTTATTCATGCGGCCATCCTCAAGAAGTCGAATACCAGTCGATGGTGGTTACGGTCTACAATAGCCAGACCTGTGGATTCAAGAATGCGGTAAAACCCAGAGTTGATCTGGTAAGCAAGCTTGCGTACGTTTGCGGCTTCCTGGATCTCTACAGGCAGGCCAGAGTTACGGACTACCTGGGTAGGCAGGTACATGGTCGGTAACTTATCGCGACCATTTCTGTTCATCCATGCGGCCATGCGATCAGCCACTTCCCGATCTTCGATACTTTCCAACCATTCCTTTGTCAGGGTCTTGTTGGTCAGTTCGGTCGTTACCTTCACTACAGGGAATGGAGGCTGTACAGATTCGCCGTACTTCGGAGCAAACACTTCTTGCCAGAGTTCGAAGTGAATGATCTTATCGCTGTTCGGTTTGATCTGCGCCGACTTCAGATACTTGTACTCACCACGCTTGATAGATCGAATGGTTTCAATCTCACGCTCGGCAATTTCTGTGAGCATGTTCTTGGCATTCAGCTTCTTGCCGGCGTTGGCTGTCATCAGGATGGTTTCCATCAGGTTCTTAGCCGCATCCAAAGTTTCCTTAGGTACGGTAGAACCACGAAGCTCCACGCCCTTGATCTCCAGGTCCATCTTCTCGTACACGTTACCCTCACGCATCGAGATGAGCGAGAAGTAGTGTTTCGCTAAGTTGGTCAAAGCGAACACAGGGAACGCGTATTCGTTCTTCATTGCCAGACGGAAGATGTTCTTCCGTTCCACACCGACGTTAGCCGACAACATAGCCAACGAGTGTGCAATGCACTGACACGCAATGTAGGTAGT